GGGGGAAACCAAATAGAGCTTTAATTATTAAAAATGAACCACATACAATGCATTATTACCATAACAAAACCATTTATCCAAGACTTACAATGAATGTTTACATAACGTCTAAGCCTGGAGGGTTCAATGTTGCATTAAACCCTAGGGTTTAATCTTGCTACTTCTGATACTTAATAAATAAATAATATAACGAGGATAATGCTATGGCAATCCAAAAAAGTTTTTTATCACCACTAGGCTATCAACTGGCCATTAAGAAAATACCTAACACAATATTTAATTGTGTGTCAGTTAATATACCTGGTATCACTGTAGAGGATGCTGAACTTCAAACACCATTCAAGGTTGTCCGTTATCCAGATAAGGTAGTTTACAATGATTTTGTTGTTAGATTTAAGGTTGATGAAGATTTAACAAACTACATAGAAATTTTTGATTGGATGCATGAGATTGGTAGACCAGAACAATTCAGCTCTGGTAGTGCAAACCCTTTATTTCCTAATGACCTCTATAGTACCTATGCATCAGATGGTACACTCCTAATTCTTAACTCTGCTAACAAACCAAATGTTGAAATTAGATTTAGAGATCTATTCCCGGTAGTACTTAGTGATATTGAATTTACATCACAAGAAACTGATGTTGCATATATTGATGCAACAGTAAGTTTCAGATGTTTGCTGTTTACTGTTCATGTCACATAGTGTATAATATACCTACTGGTATGGTAGGAACTTTATTATGAAGCTTGAAGAGATATTTGGTGAATGGGAAAAAGATAGCAAAGTTGACCGGACGGAGCTCGGTGACGTTGCATTGAACATTCCTAAACTCCATCACAAGTACTTTAAACTATTTTCTCACGAACGTCTACTGCTTCGAAAACTTGAACAAGATATGAAGAAGCTAAAGAGGCTAAAGTGGGAATACTATACAGGTGTCCTCGATCAAGAGACGCTTGAAGAAATGAAGTGGGAACCGTTCCTACAAAAAATTCTAAAACAAGACGTTCCCACATATATTGACAGTGATTCAGATATCATTACACTGAATCTTAGAATTGCTGTCCAGCAAGAGAAGATTGATGCTCTTGAATCAATTATTAAATCTATTATGAATCTAGGCTTCCAGGTCAAAAGTGCAATTGACTGGGAGAAGTTTAAAATAGGTGTGTAGTGAGCAAAAGAAAACTGCAAACTGGTGAAGAGGTGGATGAACTACCTAATCCTATCTTTTTAAAAGTATATACAAAATGCCCAGAGAAATGGATGCTAGTGGATCTCGAGACTGGAGAGCGCTATATTGGTCATAAGACAGAAGGCAAGAACTCTTGGAATAAATTAAATCAAGATCAAGAGTATGGATTCTGGAGTGTATTGAATAATGACTGAATCTGTACTTATTTCAAAATTTAATGATGTGTATGTGACAATTGATTGTGATGCTAGTGTTGCAATGGAGCTAAAGGATTACTTTACCTTCAAGGTTCCTGGTTACCGCTTCATGCCTGCCTATCGCAACAAAGTATGGTCAGGCGATATACATCTATTCAATCCAATGAGTAGAAGAATCTATACTGGATTGATTCCCTATATAAACAAGTTTTGCGAAACGCGAAACTACCAAGTTGTTTTTGATAAGAATGTTGATGGTTTTGCTGATATTGACGAAGAGTCAGTAGTCAGCTTTATTAAGGGTCTCAATCTACCATTCAGGCCAAGAGGATATCAGCTAGAAGCATTCCTTCATGCCATTAGAACAAAAAGATCACTATTAGTATCACCAACTGCCTCTGGTAAGTCGCTTATCATCTATATGATAACTAAGTGGTTCCTAGAGCACTATAAGGTATTGATTATTGTACCAACTATATCCCTAGTTGAGCAGATGAAAGGAGACTTTGTATCCTATGGTGGTGATGAAAATGAAATTCATACCATCATGTCTGGTAGAGAAAAACATTCAGATCTACCAATTGTAATATCAACCTGGCAATCAATCTATAAGATGCCAAGACAGTGGTATGAGCAGTTTGATGTTATCATTGGCGATGAAGCTCACCAGTATAAAGCTAAGTCACTAACATCTATCCTTGAGAAGATGACCAAGTGTCCTATCAGACTAGGATTCACTGGCACTCTTGATGGAACACAAACCCATAAGCTAGTTCTTGAAGGATTGTTTGGTGTAGTTAAGAAAATAACAACTACTGCTGAACTTATTGAGCAAAAGTATCTTGCTGACTTTAAAATTCAATCAATTGTGTTGAAGCATACGGATGCCAACAAGAAACAATATAGTAGATGTGAATACCATGATGAGATTGACTTTCTTGTCCAAAACGAGACTCGGAACAATTTTATATCTCAACTGTCTTTACATCTGAAGGGTAACACCCTCATTCTCTATCAGTTTGTAGAGAAGCATGGTAAACCACTCCACGCAATGCTTACAAAACAAAATAAAGAGGACAGACATATCTTCTTTGTATCTGGAGAAGTAGAAGTAGAGGATAGAGAGCTTGTAAGAAAGATTACAGAGAAAGAGGACAATGCAATTATCGTGGCCTCATATGGTACGTTTTCAACTGGTATAAATATTAGAAACCTACACAATGTTGTGTTTGCTTCACCTACTAAGTCTAGAATCAGATCTCTCCAGTCTATTGGTAGAGCACTAAGAAGAGGTGATAATAAGCAACAAGCAACATTGTATGATATAGCTGACGACCTTTCCTGGAAGAAAGCTAAGAATCATACCCTAAAGCATTTTATTGAGCGAGTGGGAATTTATACTAGTGAGAAGTTCGATTACAAAATCACGAGCTATCAGCTGAGGTAAGTTATGGCAGCATTTATTCTTATCAAACTGGGCGATGAAGACTCATTTGTTATTGGGGAAATGCACAACGAAACAGAAGACGATGTCGTGTTAAAGTACCCTGTTGTAATTAGGCTGAAGACTACAATCAACCAGACAACAAATGTTACAACTTCTAAGCTAATGCCTTTCTCTGAGAATAACATTGTAGCATTGAAGAAATCTGCTATTGTTGGATTCTCTAAACCTAATGAACGAATCATTAAATACTATCTAAGATTCTTAGAACGATTCCAAAAGTTACTTGATGAGAACTTAGAAAGAGACATTTGTGGTCTACAAGAGGATTATAATGATAGTCCTCTAGATTACGAACTTGATGATGAAGATGATTCAGATAGTGTAACAATTTCTGCTCAGCCTACACCTCTATTACACTAATAATATATCTGACCCCCACAAGGGTGATTATACATCTAAAAATTTAAAAGTCAACAGGTTGAACTAACTATCTGAATAATATATGATATCTAAATTAATTGAAAGGATTTGTAATGACTGAAGTAAAAGAAAAGCTGAACCATTACGTTAGTAATGATGAGTTCTATAAGGCTATAGTAGAGTTTAAGAAAAAAGTTCTAGTTGCAGAGGCTCAGGGTCTATCAAAACCTGTGATCCCACATTACATTGGCGATTGTTTGATCAAGATCGCTAACAAACTTTCCTATAGCCCTAACTTTATTAACTATACATTCCGCGATGAAATGATTGCGGATGGTTTGGAAAACTGTATTAACTACTTCCATAACTTTGACCCCGATAAGTCTACAAACCCTTTCTCTTACTTTACCCAAATTATTTACTTTGCCTTCCTTCGCCGTATTCAGAAAGAAAAGAAGTATATGTATGTTAAACATAAGGTCACCCAGCAGAAGATGGTCAGCCATGAATTGATGAATCTTCAGGAGTTAGATGAACTTGGTGAGTTTGATATTGAGATTACAGACTACACTTCAAACGACTATATGGATAACTTCATTGAACAGTTTGAGGCTAGTGCTTTGAAAAAGAAAAGTGAGAGGCAGGCTAAGAAGGGTCTCGAGAAGTTGATTAAGGAAGACTAAATTATGAAGATTGCTTTGATTACTGACACGCACTTTGGTGGGCGTGGTGACAGTCCTATATTCTCTGACTTCATTGGAAGATTCTATAGTGAGGTATTCTTTCCATACCTCCATAAAAATTATATTACCAACATTATCCATCTTGGTGATATTGTAGATCGTCGTAAGTATATTAGTTACCTTTCCTTGAGAAAGTTTAAGAAACAGTTCATTAAGCCTGTTGTTGAGAAGAACCTTAACCTTCATGTCATTATTGGTAACCACGATACGTTCTATAAGAACACTAACAATGTCAATTGCATGACAGAGTTGTTTGATACCAATAAACCAAAAAACATTAATTGGTACACAGAAGCAACTGAACTGGAGTTTGGTAGTACTAAGATTCTATTTGTACCTTGGATGTGTGCCGAGAATTTTGAACCCACAATTGAAAAGATTGCTGACACAGATGCACAAGTATGCTTTGGTCATCTTGAGCTCGCTGGCTTTGAGATGCAGAAGGGTACGGTTATTGATCATGGATACGATGGGGAGATCTTTAAGAAATTTGATATAGTCCTTTCTGGTCACTACCACCATAGATCTACAAAAGGTAACGTAACATACCTTGGTTGTCCATACGAGATTGTTTGGTCTGATTATGATGACCCTAAGGGCTTTCATGTTTTCGATACAGAGACAAGAGAGATTGAATTTGTTAAGCACGACCTAACATTATTTGAAAAGTATTACTACGATGACCTTGATAAGGAACGGGATGATGTAGTACTTGATGACTACTCTTTCCTCAAAGGTAAGTTTGTAAAGATTATTGTCAAGAATAAAAATAATCCATACTGGTTTGATAGTGTTATCGATAGAGTCGAGAGAGCAGGGGTTGCAGATCTACAGGTAGTAGAAGACCATTTACATCTTGACTTAGAAGAAGATTCAAGTATAATATCTGAGGCCGAGGACACTCTAACAATCATTAGAAAGTTCTCAGATCAATACATTAGTAATAAAGGTAATGTACCAAAGCTGAACAAGCTACTTGGCGACCTTTATGTTGAAGCAATGGAAATACAGACTAAGCAATGATTCTATTTAAGAAAGTACGTTGGAAGAACTTTCTATCTACAGGTAATAACTTTACAGAGATAGATCTTACCAAGCATAAGTCAACACTAATTGTGGGTACGAATGGTTCTGGTAAGTCAACCATTCTTGATGCTATTTCTTTTGCACTCTACAATAAGCCATTCAGAAAGATTAATAAGCCTCAACTTGTTAACTCTATCAACGGTAAAGATCTTTGCGTTGAGTTTGAATTTATTGTAGGTAATGCTACCTATAAGATTGTTAGAGGCATCAAACCAAACAAGTTTGAGATCTATAAGAATGACCAGCTACTAAACCAAGATGCTGATAGTAAAGATTATCAAGAGGTAATTGAAAAGCAGATCGTTAAGATGAACCATAGAACATTCTCCCAAGTAGTTGTTCTTGGTTCTTCTACCTATGTTCCTTTCATGCAACTCTCTGCTGCTGCCAGAAGAGAAGTTATTGAGGACTTGCTCGACATTCAAGTATTTACTACAATGAATACATTGTTGAAAGGTAAGGTAACATCTAACCAAGATGACCTAAAGCAAGCAAAGTATGATAGTGATCTCATTGACGAGAAGATTAATATTCAAACTGCCTACATTAACTCTCTAAAGAAAGATGTTAGTGATAAGGTTGAAGTAAATAAACTCAAGATTCAAACAACAAATGTTGAGATTGAAGGTATCGAGTATACTATTGATACAAATAGTACATCTATTGATGAAAAGATGAAAGACACAGCTAACCTTGATAAGCTAACAAAGAGAATGGAGAAGTCTGTCATCCTAAAAGAAAAGACTATCGACAGACTCTCTAAGTTAGACAAAGAGATTAAGTTCTTCCATGACAATGATGATTGTCCAACTTGTAAGCAGGGCATTCCCCATGAGTTCAAGGCTGAATCTATTACAACCAAGGAAGGCCAGGTAACTGAGATAAAGAACAATCTTGTCCTCCTAGAAGAGGATTACAATAATACTGTAACAGAAGTAACAAGGATCAACAAGATTCAGAAAGAGATTCAGGCAATCCAACTAGAGATCAATAAATTACAAACTGAGATAATCTCTAAGAAGAAGTTTATTGATTACTTGCAAGCTGAGATTGATGGATTAGAAACAAACACAGCCAACGTTGATGCAGAAAAACTAAAACTAAAAGAACTACAAAAGCAAAAGGCAGAAGCTGAGGACAAGAAGCAGAAGCTGCTTGAGGACTATGAAATTCTACAGGCAGCTTCTGCTCTCTTAAAGGATGGTGGTATCAAGACTAGAATCCTTCGTCAGTATATGCCAATCATTAATAAGCTGATCAACAAGTACTTGGCTGCCATGGACTTCTTTGTTCAGTTTGAAATTGACGAACAGTTTAATGAGACTATCAAGTCTAGATTCAGAGATGAGTTTAGTTACAATTCATTCTCGGAAGGTGAGAAGATGAGAATTAACTTAGCTGTTCTCTTCACATGGAGAGCAATTGCCAAGATGAGAAATAGCGCTGCAACCAATCTACTAATTATGGATGAGGTATTTGATAGTTCTCTAGATAGTAATGGTACAGATGAGTTCTTAAAGATTATCCAGACACTTACTGCTGACACTAACACATTTATTATTAGCCATAAGACGGACCAGTTATTCGATAAGTTCCATAATGTTATTAAGTTTGAAAAGACTAAAAACTTTTCGAGGATTGTATAATGTACCCAAAAATTATTATACAGCCTAATTATTTTCCAGCTCAGTGGTGTGATAATATTAATTACTGGATGATCAATAATGTGGATGTAGACCCAAGGTTTGGAACCAAAGGTGTCCGACGTTGCAAGGTAAGACTGTTAACTAAACAAATGAAACCATATGATGGTGTGTTTAGATCAATGATGGAGTTTGTTAAGCCTAAGCTTGAAAAGCTTTGCGTTGATATTGATGGTGAAATAGATGGAGCCATACAACATATTACCTATACTGCTGGTGATAGTGTTGGTTGGCACAATGATCTAATGGACGTACGAGCCGCCACTCAAAATCCAAAGTATAAGGACCTAAAAACAAATAGAAAATTATCAATGACAGTTATGCTTTCCAATCCGTCTGAGTATACGGGCGGCGATTTTGTATTTGATAGTAGCGTTAAATTGTCTACCAAAGTGGAGGGTAAGGGAACGGTTGCTCTCTTTACATCACACTCACAACATAAAGTAGAAGATATAACTTCTGGTACTAGGAATATATTGTTTGTCTTTATAACAGGACCAGAGTGGAGATAGTTGAAAAAAACCACTATTTGTTGTATACTTACTTTATAAATATGTTTAATTTGAGGCTTTTGTAATGCAAAAAGAATATCACTATTCTGAGATCTTCTATTCTGTTCAAGGTGAAGGTCGATACACTGGTATACCAACTGCTTGGTTAAGGTACTTTCTCTGTAACCTTCAGTGTGATGGCTTTGGTCAGAAAGACCCAACCGACCCTAGGACATACAAGCTTCCTTATAAAGAAATGAATGTCGACTTCATTAAGCGAGTCGAGGATCTTCCTGTATGGAAGTATGGTTGTGACTCATCCTACTCTTGGGCAAAGAAGTTCAAGCATCTGATGCATAAAGGCACTCCTGAGTATATTGCTAATCAGATTCTAGGTTCAATTAGAACTGAACATAATACAGAAGCAAGGTTTGATCATCCAGCAGGACAACCAATCCATATGTGTTTTACTGGTGGTGAGCCTCTAATGAAACATGCTCAGGATTGTACTGTTGGTATACTTGATTACCCC